ACTGGAAAATTCTGGCTATGGAATGATAACAGGGGGTTTTGCTTGATAGCAGAGCAGTTAAAAAAGTTGGCAGTGCCAATTGACAGCATAAAACCAGACCCACGGAATGCACGCCAGCACAACGAGCGGAATCTAGCGGCAATGAAACGGTCATTGACTGCATACGGGCAGCGCAAGCCGATTGTGGTTAACTCCACGACCGGAATCATTGAGGCTGGTAATGGACTGTGGACGGCGGCAAAGTCGCTCGGATGGGATTCTATTGCGGCGGTCATGGTTGAGGACGATCCCGAGAGTGCGACCGGATTCGCCATTATGGACAACCGCTCGGCTGAGTTAGCGGAGTGGGACATGCCCGTGCTGAAGGACTTGCTTGAAGAACTGGATAATGGTGCGGTAGACATGAGCCTGACAGGGTTCGATGAAAAAGAACTTGAGAAGTTGATGACGGCGGCACCACAAGAGAAGGCGAACAATGCAAAACCAATCACGTGCCCTGAGTGCGGGCATGAATTCACACTAGGGGTGGACTGATGGCAGGATATCCGGGCAAACAAGGGCGCAAACTCAAGGCCACTACGATAGTTGATCGTGGTCGTAATAGTAATATCAACCGCACCATTCCGAAGCCACCTGACCATTTATCTGACGAAGGCCGTGCCTGTTGGAAGAAGCTGGTCAGGGTCTTAAAGGATACCGGTCTGATAGCGCGGGTTGATGCTGACGCTCTAGCACTGTACTGCACGGCGTATGAGCGATGGCTAAACGCCGAGGCTGGGTTACGTAAACACGGCATGTTGGTCAAGACGCCAAATGGATACCCGATTCCGTCTCCGTTGCTGACAATTGCAAACAAGGCTATGGCGCAAATGACACAATTGCTAGGTGAATTTGGCATGACGCCAGCAAGCCGGTCGAGGTTGCCGCTGGCACAGGATTCTCCGACCAAACCGCAACGGCAATCTGAACCGTATCGTGCAGACCCGAGGAAAATACTGGAAGAGGCGTTGAACTGACTGTTCTAATTGTTCCCAAAACAGATAACAGCCAATGGCCGTCATTGGGTGGGCAGGTGTGCGACTTCATCGAGCAGAATCTGGTATTTGGGCCGGGTGACCTCCGTGGACAACCAGCGGTACTGGATGACGAGAAGCGTGCGCTGGTCTGGCGCATGTATGAGATTTACCCCCGAGGCCACGCGCTGGCCGGACGTAGGCGCTTCAAACGCTGTGCGGTGTCATTAGCGAAAGGGCTTGCGAAAACGGAATACGCCGCATGGATTGTTGCGTGTGAATTGCACCCTGAGGCACCGGTGCGCTGTGTTGGTTGGAATAAGAACGGGACTCCAATTGGGGGGCCGGTGAATGACCCCTATATTCCGATGGTGGCCTACACGGAAGAGCAGTCCGACGAACTGTGTTACGGCACGTTGAAAGTGGTGCTCGAAGAGGGGCCACTTAAGGACGACTTTGACATCGGGATTGAACGGATAATGCGCCGGCGAGGTGACGGTAAGGCGGTATCTCTCTCCACATCGCCGAATGCTCGTGACGGTGCTCGCACTACGTTTGCAGTCCTCGATGAAACGCATTGGTGGACGTTGCCCAGACTGAAACAGGCCCACCAGACTATGGCAGCGAACCTCCCGAAGCGCAAAATAGCCGACCCGTGGTCGCTGGAGATAACGACGGCGCCGGAACCGGGCGCGGGGTCTGTCGCCGAGGCCACCATGGACTATGCCCAGGCTATAGCAGATGGACGAATAACGGACTCCCGAATGTTTTATTTCCACCGACAGGCCAGCGACGAGCATGACCTGGAGACAGAAGAGGGTGCGAGGGCTGCTGTTATCGAGGCATCCGGCGCGGCTGCTGTTTGGAGAGACATTGATGCTATCGTCGAGCTGTGGAGAGACCCGACGACAGACCGGGCATACTGGGAGCGGGTGTGGTGCAACCGGCTGGTGAAATCTTCCTCCAAGGCGTTTAACGTCGAGCAGTGGAAGGCGCTGGCAGTTAAACGGGACAGGCCGATAAAAGAACTGATAACGCTCGGCTTCGATGGGGCGCAATTCCATGATGCGACCGGGCTGGTTGCAACGCACGTCGAGACCGGGTATCAGTTTGTACTGGGAGCGTGGGAGTGCCCACCCAACCAACAGGAATGGAAAGTGCCGGAGGACGAGGTAGACGATGCTGTATGTTCTGCATTCGACCAGTACGACGTGTGGCGGATGTACGCTGATCCTCCGTACTGGCAGGCGTGGATAGCCAAATGGGCTGGTCAATTCGGCGGCGAGAAGGTCGTGGAGTGGTGGACCAACCGCCGAAAGCAGATGACATACACGTTGGAGGCATTTGATACCGCAATCAAGAGCCAGTCGCTATCTCACGACGGAAACGACGTGCTGACCCGGCACATCGGGAATGCCTGCAAAAAAGACTTACCGCAACGAGACGACGAGGGGCATGTATTGTGGTTGATTCGCAAAGAGCGGTCGGATTCGCCGCACAAGATTGACCTGGCCATGGCGTCAGTATTGTCCTGGAGGGCGCGTATGGATGCAATTGCAATGGGCGTGACAACGTCGGACAGTAAATATGAAACACAAGGGCTGACGTGCCTGTGAAGATACCTATTATCGGCAAGTTACTAGAGAAGCGATATTCACTATCAGACCTTGACCGGGGCATGGACATCGCCATGAACGGTCGGGCAACTGCCACCGGGGCCAGCGTGACTCCGTCCACGGCGCTGAATAACTCTGCTGTGTTCGCGTGCGTGCGGCTACTGGCAGAGACAACAGCCATGATGCCGCTGATCACCTATCGCCGTTTGCAACCAAGGGGCAAGGAACGCGCAACAGACCATCCACTATATTCACTACTCCATGATTCACCAAATCCTGAAATGCCAGCAATGGCGTTTCGGGAAACGCTGCAAGGGCACCTGGGGACATGGGGTAATGCATTTGCGGAAATCGAATGGGGGCCTGACGGTTACGTGCGGGCCTTGTGGCCGCTGCGACCGGACCGCGTACAGGTGGGACGTATAAACGGAGAGGTCGCGTACCGGCTGCGATTGCCCAACGGTGAAAACGTGGTGCTACCCGGTTTTCGAGTGCTGCATATTCCGGGCTTCGGGTTTGATGGGCTGGTAGGGTATTCGCCGGTGCAACTGGCGCGTGAATCAATCGGGCTTGCCATGGCAACGGAGGAATACGGGGCGCGGTTCTTCGGCAACGGGGCGAATCCCGGTGGCGTACTGAAACATCCCAACAAACTATCCGCAACTGCGCAGGATAACCTGCGAAAATCGTGGAACGAGATGCATTCCGGGCTCTCGAACCAGCACCGCATAGCGATACTGGAAGAGGGCATGGACTATGTCCGGGTCGGCATTCCGCCTGACGATGCACAGTTTTTAGAGACTCGTAAATTCCAGGTAGTGGAAATTGCGCGATGGTTCCATGTGCCGCCCCATATGATTGGCGACCTCGACCGAAGCACGAACAATAACATCGAGCAGCAATCGCTGGAATTCGTCACATACTCACTTGGGCCTGGACTGACACGGTGGGAGCAGTGCTGCAAGATGAAGCTGTTGCTCCCAGAGGAACGCAGCACGTATTTCGTTGAGCATCTGGTAGCTGCGCTGGTCAAGGGCGACATCCAGACACGCTACAGCGCCTATTCCGTGGGTCGGCAGTGGGGGTGGCTCAGTGCTGATGATGTGCGGGAATCCGAAAACATGAACCCGCTACCTGACGGGCAGGGCGATATCTATATGATTCCACTGAATATGGTGCCAGCATCAGATATTGGACAGGCCCAACTACCGGCGCCGGACACAGAGAGCAACGCGGCAACGCTGGCGCTGGAGACACGCAGAGGGAGCGCGAAGTCCAGGCAGAGGACGATAGACAGCTATAAGAGGATTTTCGAACAGGCCGGGCAGGTTATCGTTAAACGAGAAATTGACAACGTGCGCCGGGCTGCGAAGAAGCACCTGACTACCCGGTCTATCGCTGACTTTAACGCATGGCTGGATGAATTCTATCGGGATTTCCCGGAATTTATCGCCCGACAGGTGAGGGCGCCGGTACAGTCGCTGGCTGATGTAATTGCTGTATTGGCAGGGGAAGAGGTCAAATCCGACCCTGACACGGTCAAAGTGGATGAGTTTGTCAATGAATACATCAAGGGGTTCACGGTACGTTATACGAGGTCGTCTTCGGGGCAACTGACGAAATTGATCAAGGATAGCGAATCTGACCCTAATGCAGACGTCGAGGCAGCGATAAACGAACGTCTACAGCAGTGGGACGAGCGGCGAGCCGGGAAGGTCGCCATGAACGAGCCTCATCAACTGGCTAACGCCGTGACCAAACTGGTGTGGGCTGCTGCTGGTATTCGCTATCTGGTTTGGCGGACAGGCGGCAAAGACAATTGCCCGTATTGCCGAGAGCTAAATGGCAAGCGTGTGGGCATCGAGCAGGTATTCGAGGGTAAAGGTGAGAGCATAGGTGTTGACGGCAAGGTATTTGTGTCGAGAGCACCACGGGCACATCCGCCACTGCATTTGGGTTGCCAGTGCAGCATTACACCAGGATAGACAAGTCTTCCAAAAAGAAAGCAAAGCCGTCCGAAGTGGGCGGCTTTTTTGTTACCTCAAAAACGGAGGGTGTTATGGAACACGAAATAGAACGCAGAACGATAGACCTGACCGAGATTCGGCTGATAGCAGAAGGCGACCAAAAACCCCTCATCCGTGGATACGCAGCGGTCTTCGATAAATTCAGTTCCGACCTTGGCGGATTCATAGAAAAGATTGCCCGCGGCGCATTCCAGAAGTCGCTCAAATCCGACGATGTAAGGGCACTATTCAACCACGACGCGAATTACGTGCTGGGGCGCACCAAGCCCGGCACGTTGCGGTTGTCCGAGGACGACAAGGGGCTGGCGATTGAGATTGACCCGCCCGATACGCAGTGGGCGAGAGACTTACAGGTGTCAATTGACCGTGGTGACATCTCGCAGATGTCGTTTAGGTTCCGGGTGGTGGCTGACGACTGGAAGCACGTTAACGGGAAACCATCCGAGCGGACACTGACCGAGGTGCGGCTATTTGACGTATCGCCGGTGACGTTCCCTGCATATCCACAGACGACGGTAAAAGTGCGCGACTACCTGAACTCTCTGGGCCGGGAGGGTGTGCCGGAAACGGTGCATGTTCCTGACATGGAAGCGCTCAGGTTCAAAATACGATAAATGAGGTAGGACAAATGTTGAAGGTAATGGAATACCGCAGACAACTCAAAGCCCTTAAAGACGAGGGCAACGGAATACTAACCAAATGCGAAACCGAAAAGCGGTCTCGCACACCAGAGGAAGAGACCCGGTTCGCCGCAATCAACACTGAAATGGATGCGGTGGAAGCCCGTATGGGCGACTACATCAGGGTGAACAAAATCCCTGATAGCGACCTTCGTAGCTACGAGGCCCACAAGCCCGAGGCTGGAGGCGCAGAGCAACCGTTCCCGACACCGTTCCGGTCGATTGGGGAGCAGCTTATCGCTGTGCGCGACCACACTCTTGGCCGCAGGACTGACCCGCGGCTATTCGAGGTGAGGGCGGCATCCGGGCTTAACGAGTCCGTCCCGAGCGAGGGTGGATTCCTGGTTCAACAGGACTTTTCGACAACGTTGCTCCAGCAGACCTACGTCGCGAACCAGATACCCAATCGCTGTCGCAGGATTCCTATTTCGGCAGCGAGTAACTCGTTTGCCATGAATACCGTGGACGAGACCAGCAGAGCAACGGGTTCTCGATGGGGAGGTGTGCGTGTCTACCGTGAGGCTGAAGCCGACTCAACAAATGCCAGCAAGCCGAAATTCGGCAAACTGGAGATGAAGCTTGAAAAGATGATGGGGCTGTGCTATGCCACAGACGAACTGCTGGCAGACGCGTCCGCCCTCGGCGCTGTGATAACACAAGCGTTCACCGAGGAATTCGGATTCAAGCTGTCTGACGAAATCATCAGGGGCACTGGCGCAGGGCAGTGCCTTGGCATCCTGAACAGTGACGCACTGGTCACAATAACCAAAGAGACCGGGCAGGCTGCCGACACCGTGGTGACTGAGAACATCCTCAAGATGTGGAAATCACGCAAAGGGCGCAACCTGGTGTGGTTGTACAATCAAGAACTCGAAGACCAGCTCGACACCCTGACATTGAGCATCGGCACTGGTGGTGTGGAGAAGAAGTTGTTTGTTGACACTCCCAATGGCCCCACGATAAAGGGCGCTCCTGCCCTCGCCGTTGAGGTTGCCAGCGGGCCTGGAGACGTGGGTGACATCATACTCGCCGACCTCCAGCAATACCTGCTGATTGACAAGGGCGGCATCCAGACAGCGGAATCAATGCACGTCCAATTCCTGACCGACCAGATGACATACAGGTTCATCTACAGGATCAACGGTATGCCGATGGTCAAGAGTAAAATCACCCCCTACAAGCGGACGAGCTCCGATTTCTACGTCTCTCCGTTCGTCACCCTGGGCGCCCGGTAAATCGAGCAACGAAGTAAACGGAGGAAAAAACGATGAGATTGTGTGAAACAAAGAAACTGGTCCCTATATTCGACAGCGCCGACATCAACGCCGGGGCTGATTCGGATTCAATCTGCGTCAAGGGGGCCGAGCATGTGACACTGCTGTGCATGTTCGGACCGTCGTTATCAGGTAACGCCGTCCTGACCCTGTATGAGGGAGCAAGCGATGGCGCTAAAACCAGCGCGGTCACGTTCGCCTATCGTTACGGCGGCGCGGCTACCGGCTCTGCCAGCTCTGACGTGTTGAGCACCGAGGCAACGTCTGCCGCTCTGACCTGCACCGGAACCACATTCGTGTCCCGACTGCTGGTCATTGAGGTTGACTGCGCATCCCTGACCGATGGATACGACTGGCTGACGCTACAGGTAGGCTCAGAAGCGTCAGCCGGGGAACTCACCGTTGTGGCTGTGCTCGACAGCAAATACCAGAGCCCGGCCCTGGATACCGTCCTGAGCTAAACGCTAACTGAGTGGCAAGGGGAGGTGAAATAACAACGCCTCCCCTTTTCGCACGCCGGACAACCCGGCAGAAGAGGAAACATGAATAGAACAGCATTATTTGCAAAGAAAACCCCTGGGGGTGTTCTCGCAATCGAGGACATGGCCCGGGGCACAGGCGACCGATGGTTCGTGGATTCTGGCGCCACGTATGCATCTGACGCCACTGGGTATGGTATGAGCCCGGATAAGCCGTTTGCGACACTGGACTATGCTATCGGACAGGCGACGGCCAACAACGGCGACATCATATACGTGATGCCCGGACATGCCGAATCATACGGCAGCGGTGAGGGGTTCACGGCTGATGTGGCAGGGCTGACAGTCGTCTGTTTAGGTGAGGGTGCCGACAGGCCCACGTTTACCTTCGCGGCCACCGATGCCACGTGTGCTGTGACCGCCGCGTCGTTTAAGATGACCGGGTTCCTGTTCGTTGTGAGCATTGACTCGGTCGTCACCTATGCAACGATAACTGGTGCCGACTGCGTGCTGGAAGGCGAAATCAGAGACACCACTGATAAAGAGGTTGTCGATGGGTTCACGGTGTCCGGTGACCGATTCAAGGCCCGGATAGTGCACCGGGGATACACTTCCGGCGACGCAAATGACAGCACAATAGCGCTGGATGGCGTGGATGGGGCTGACATCTACGTGGAAGCATACGGGAAGGCTGGTGTGGGAGTTGTAGACATGCGGTCTCATGCCAGCGCCAACGTGGTAGTGGACGGCATCTTCCTGGTGACCAGCACGACCGATTTCAGCAAAACCGTGGTTGACACCATTACTGGGTCGACCTACAAGGCCACAGGCTTTGATATTGGCGCTGGAAAACGGTTCTCCGGCAACGGAACCACGGCAAAGCATAGCATTGACGACTTCACCGTGGCCACCCTGGGGGCTGGTGCAATCACGGCGGCAGTTATTGCGACAGGAGCAGTAGACGCTGACGCTATCGCAGACAACGCGATTGATGCAGGGGCGCTTGCTGCTGATTGTATAACAGCGGCCAAGATTGCTGATGACGCGATAACGTCAGATCAACTTGCAGACGATGCGATAACGGCGGCCAAACTCGGTGCCGACGCAATCACCAATGCCAAGATTGCGGACGATTCTCTAGCCTCGGAGCAATTCGCGGCCAGCGCGGCAGAGAAGACCAACGATGGTACTGTAATCACCAGGGCCACAGCAGCACTCCCGCAAACCACGGCAGCAGCCATTTTCACTATCACAGGGCTGTGTCTGGTTAAGCGAATCATAGGCTACGTGACCACGGTAGTGGGCAATGTCCCCAACGCGACGAAATTGAAGAACAATCCTTCTGGCACTGGGGCTACCACCGACCTCTGCGCCACACTTGATATCGACAACGCCGCGGTTGGTTCATACTTCCAGGTAACAGGGACATTCGCAAATGCGATGGTTAAAACGGTTGACATCCCGATTCCCAAGGTTCAGGCGGCAGAGTTTGTTGTAGTGCCCGGAACGATTGAACTGGACTGCGCGGGCTCTGATGGCGGTGGTGGCCGAATACGCTGGTCAGTGACATACGTTCCTCTCGAATCTGGAGCGCAGATAGTAGCAGCCTGATAACGCCCGCCTTAGGCAAGCGGGATTTTGGCTCGGTGGGTGGTTTCTCATTCCCGCTCACCGGGCCCGCACCCCTCGGGAAAAATTACAAACGAGGTAAAAAACTATGGCAATAATAAAAGAAACAAATGTAAGTCGGTGGATATGTGACACCGCAGACGTAGCCAGCCTCCCCACGGGTGTCCCCGCTGGCAGTACCGCAATTGACCGTCAGACAGGGAAAAAGTATATCACCTATGATGGCACCAACTGGACGCTATTGGACAATCGGTCACGGCTGGTAGACTCCGGCGGCACTGAGGTAACTGAGACAACGGGACATTCGGTGAACGTCAATGCTCTGGCTGGTACTGCCATAATCGGCAAAGTCGGAATTGACCAGACAACGCCCGGCACGACTGACCGCGTAACAGCCAATGTGGA